ATCGGCGGCTTTCAGGACGCGATGCGCGAGATCGCCGCGGCCAACAAGCAGCAATTCCCGGAGGTGCCGTTTTGAAACTGGATTTCAACCACACGCGCGGTTTCGCGGAACTGCTCAATGACGCCATCGACATGGCGCTGACTGATGAGAATGCGCTGCGTCCCAGCCGCGAATATCTCGGCGGCTCGCGGGTGGGTCACGCCTGCGAACGCGCCCTGCAGTTTGAATTTGCAGGCGCCGCGAAGGACGACGGCGCGGATTTCCCCGGCCGAACCCTGCGCATCTTCGCCATCGGTCACGCACTCGAGGATCTTGCAATTCAGTGGCTGCGCGCCGCGGGCATCGACCTCTACACCCGCAAGGGCAATCGCCCCGATGGTGAGCAGTTCGGCTTTTCGGTCGCGGACGGCCGCATTCGTGGCCATGTTGACGGCATCATTGCCGCCGCCCCCGAGCCCATGTCACTCGGCGTGCCTGCGCTCTGGGAATGCAAGACCATGAACGCCAAGAACTGGCGCGCTTGCGTCAAGGACGGCGTGGCCGTCTCAAAGCCGATCTATGCGGCACAGATAGCACTCTACCAAGCCTACATCGATGCCGCTGTTCCGGGGCTTGCCTCGAACCCGGCGCTCTTCACCGCCATCAACAAGGACACGGCGGAGCTGCATCACGAGCTGGTGCCGTTCAACGCCGAGTTGGCGCAGCGAATGAGCGACCGTGCCGTGCGCATCCTCAGCGCCAGCAACGCAGGCGAATTGCTGCCGCGCATTGCGCGCGACCGCGACCACTTCGAGTGCCGGATGTGCGCTTACGCCAACCGCTGCTGGAGCTTGCCCCAATGAGCGATGATCGTGACGACAAGCCCACTGGCGAAGTGATCCACTTCAATCCGTGGCGTGATTTCAACGACGCAGCCCCGCAGGAGGACCCGTTCGGCGTCGAGCCCGATGCGGACCAGCTGGCGACGTTTCTGGATGTGGTCTTCGGTTATTGCGAAGGCCTCATCCCGGTGCGCGGCTTTGTCGACAAAGGGCAAGGCCGGGACGGCAAGCCCAACAACATCTGGATCGAGGCGGACGCCTCGGCCTTCGACAAGCTGAAGACCTTCGCCACCTGGGCGTGGCGCGAGGGTGCGGCCCTGTATGTCATCCCTGGCACGGTCGAAGCACAGGGTCAGGCGCGTGCCCACGAAGTCCTGCAGATGCAGGCCTTGGTTGTTGATCTCGACGCCGGCGACATTCCGGCCAAGCTTGCACATCTCGTGCGCCATCTCGGCACGCCCACGCTCATAGTTGAGAGCGGCGGCCGTACGCCCGAGGGCGCCACCAAGCTGCATGTCTGGTGGAAACTGACCGAGGCTGTCACCGGCGAAGATCTGGCAACGCTGTGCCGCCTGCGCGGTGACATCGCCCTGAAAGTCGGTGGCGACACGCATTTCCGCTCGGCTCACCAGCCGATCCGTGTCGCAGGCTCGGTCTATCACAAGGGTGGCTTCCAGCGCCTTGTGCAGATCCGCGACCATCACCCGGTCGAGGTCGAACTTGTGGAGTTCGCCGAACAAGTTGCCGCCATGCCTGCTCTGCCCGGTGTCGGGGTGGAGCCCACCCCTGAGGCCAATTCCAAACCCTCGCTCGAAGCCATTCTCACCACCCCCGTGCATGAGGGTGGGTCGGACCAGTGGACCCGCTTTGAGGGCGCGAGCGCAGCCATTGGCCACTACGTTCGGCTGGTCCACGACGGCAAGATGACGCCCAATGACGGCTGGGAAGCGATCTGCCAGTACAACGCCGCCATGTTGCGGCCTGCCTGGCCGCCGGAGCGCCTGCAGCAGGAGGCCGACCGCCTCTGGGCACTGCATGTCAGAAAGAACGGCCCGGCACTGCTGCGCAACGATGCGGACCAGGTCGCTTCCCAGGCGACAATGCCGGCGTACAGGTTGCGTGAGTTGCTCGCCGATACGTCACCCATGCCGGATGACATCATTGCGCCGCGCGTACTGACGCCAGGAGGTCTGCTGGTCTTGGGTGGCGCACCGAAGGTTGGCAAAAGCGATTTCCTGATCAGCCTTCTGGTCCATATGGCTGCCGGTGTGACGTTCCTCGGCTTCACGCCCAGCCGAGCGTTGCGCGTTTATTACCTGCAGGCCGAGATCCAGTATCACTACCTTCGCGAACGGCTGCAGGGCATCAGGCTCGATGCGCGCGTCATTTCGGCCGCGCTCGATAATCTGATCGCGACGCCAAAGCTCCACCTCCTTCTTGATGAGAAAGGCATCGCCCTCGCGGTTGCGTCGATCCGGGAACATTTCCCGGACGCACCGCCCGACATCCTTTGCATCGACCCGATCCGTAATCTCTTCGATGGCGGCAAGGACGGCGGCGGCGAAAACGACAACGCCGCGATGATGTTTTTTCTCACTGAACGGGTGGAGCGGCTGCGTGAGGCCGTCGCTCCTGATTGTGGCGTCATCCTCGCCCACCACACCAAGAAGATGAACCGCAAGGCGGTGGGCGAGGATCCGTTCCAGGCGCTCTCCGGTGCCAGTGCGCTGCGTGGCTTTTACACCTCTGGCCTTCTGATGCATCGCCCCGATGAGGAGAGCAGTCTGCGCCGCCTCGAGATCGAGCTGCGCAACGGCCCATCGCTGCCGACCAAGGTGATCGATAAGGAGAACGGCCGCTGGGTCGAAATCAATCCGATGAACGAGCGCCTCGTTCGAAAGGAGCTCGGCGCAAAGCTCGATGCCGAGCGGTTGCGCAAGCACGACGTGATCCTTGGTATTTTGCTGGATGAGGCTGCTGGCAGCCGCCTCTACACGACGATGCAGTTTGCCGAAGCCTTCGAGAACCAGGGCGGTCTTGGCAGCAAGCACACGATCCGAGATCGTCTGAGCGTCCTTGGGACCAAGGGCTTTGTGAAGTTCGTGCGGGATGCGTCCGCTTTCGGCTTCCCGGTGACCCGCTCCCACTCCGGCTACCTTTGCGTTCAGGGAATGACCTTCGGGCCGCCTGAGGAGGTGATGGACAGCATCACTGGTGAGGTCACTTCGACGCCGCGCCGGGTCCTGCCCAGTCACTACAAGTGCCCCCAGTCCGGGTCATATCTCGCGGTCGAAAACCCCGAGGTTTGGGTCTACCCGGAGGGGTCAGAAGATGAGCTCACTCATATGAGTGAGGCGTGAACTCATATGAGTGCACCAATCATGTTTTCAGCAAAATCAATGAGTTACGCCCAAAATATGAGTGAGGTGCCGCACTCATATCTGCACTCATCCGCACTCATATTTTCTGATGTAAATCAGATACTTAAGCCAAAAGGAACAGTTAGGTGTCAAAGCTCCCATACTACGTATGGGAGGGCCAACATGAAGAGTTGGCCCGTCCTCCCATACGATGGCAGGCCTCGGGCTCCGCCTTGATGTGGCCCGCTCTGCGCAGCCGATCCAGTGACGATCCATCGCCCGACTGAGCAGCCTGCCCATTCAAACCAACCATCCCCCATCACCCCTCATAACGGAGACCATCATGGCTTCGAACACCCGAACTCTGCCTGTCGTCAGCCCAAGCCCCAAAGCTGGCCCTGGGACAGGAACCATCCTTGCCCTCGATCTTGGCACCACCACTGGCTGGGCACTCCGCGGCCACAATGGCCTGATTACCAGTGGTACGGCCAGCTTCCGTCCCGGACGCTATGACGGAGGCGGTATGCGCTATCTGCGCTTCACCAACTGGCTGACAGAATTCGAGCGGCCGTCCGACCCGATCTCAGCCATCTGGTTTGAAGAGGTCCGCCGTCATGCCGGAACAGACGCAGCCCACGTTTATGGGGGCCTTATGGCCTCACTGACCGCGTGGGCTGAGTTGCGGGGAATTCCCTATGAGGGCGTGCCGGTGGGCACGATCAAGCGCCATGCCACTGGCAAGGGTAACGCATCCAAAGAGGCCATGATCGCGGCCGCTTGCGCGCGCGGTTACAGCCCTGCGGACGACAACGAGGCCGATGCCATCGCCATCCTTCACTGGGCTCTCGAGACCCGGGGAGGTGTGGCATGAGGCTCTACCCGAGGGGCTACGGCGGCCAGCGCCGCGATCCCGAACAGGTGAAGCGCGAAGGCTGGCACGAACAGGGGCTGCTCGCGGTCCGTATCGACGACCAGAGGTTAACCTGGCCTCAGCGTGAACTGGTCGAACAACTTGGCACCAAGCTCTACGGCAAGCGGGCCTCGACAAAGGAGGCACGTCATGGCTGATCGCATCTGGACTGCCGACGATGTCGCGGATCATTTCGAGGAGGCGTTCCGCACCCTGCGCAAGCTGCCGCCGGTAAAGGTGCAGGGCTACTTCAACGCTTGGCCGCAGATCGTGCGGTCGGAAAAGGAGATCCTCGCGATGGAGCCGCAGCCGATGCGGGTCTGGCCTTCGACCTCTGCGATCACTCGGCTTGAGCAGACCTTCGACTGGGTGCTGTGGATCGGC